TGTAACTGATTGATTAGCAATTGCATTACCATTGTTGTATGCTAAATCAACTGCACCTATCGTTTTAGGATATGCTTCAATAAGTTCTACATAATAACCTGATAGTGTTAAATTTGCAAGAGGACCGTCAACTCTATTAACAACTTTTTGATTTGTTGCTTCATTTCTATTTTCATGTAATGGAAAAATAAACACTTTACCCACATACTCATCATAGAAATTTAAGTTATAAGTTCTACTGTTAATAACTGTATTTTGCCATGCTTCAAATATAGCACGTTCAGATAATTCAGAATCTAACATAAATGTTAAATTCATTGGTGCAAATTCTAAACCTCTAGCGATATTTCTTTCAGGTCCATAGTATTGATTTGCTGATGTATCTGTAATTGTTCTTTCTGGCAATTGTGCTGAATTACAGAAAAAGAATAATCTTTCTCTTGTATTATTTTTTAGTTCATTTGTAAATTGTAAATCAGTTTGATATTCTATAAATTCGTCATCACGGAATGAATCTGTAGCAATAGGTGCTGGAAACTCTAATACAACTAAAAACTTAGCAGGTCTGTAGAAACCTTCAGCACCTGCAACCATACTTCTAAATCTGTTTATGGTTGTATTTCTGTTTGCCTTTTGACTTAATCTTTCTCTTGCCTTTTGAGGATCAAAACCTTTATCTCTAGGTAGGCCTATTCTAATATCAAATGGTCCTGGTATTGGTAATCGTTGTCTAATTATTGCCATTTAAATAAATCTCCTACTGTCTGAATAAACTTTTGCTTCACTTGCCTTTTGAAATCTTTGTACAGGTAAGTATATCGCAACTGCGGCATCGTTAGCATTTATTCTTAAAAATCCTGTTTGTACATATGAATACAAATACTTTTTAATTGTTGGTTTTACAATCTTAATATTTTTTACATCATCATAGTTTACATCAAATTTTGTTTTACTATCAAATCTTGTATCATCAGCAAACTGTTGCATACGTTCTAATAGTTTAAATCTTAATAACGGTGGTAAATAGTGAAAATTCATACCTAAAAACCCACCTGATATTGGTTCTAATGGCAATACAAGAGGAAATATATCATAGTATGGTAAAGTCTTTCTTAATTTAGGATTATACCCAAATAAGTTCAATCGCCCTACACTAGGTCTGCCTTGTAATTTACCTTGTCTAAACAGTTGTCTAGCATTAGCATTACTTGCTATCTTATTTACCTGTGTTCTATACCAGGTAGCAGACTTTTGCGTGTCTCCTGCCTTGTTTTTGATTGTATCAAATACGCTTGCCATACTACTATTTATGAGAGTTTTAGAAGGTCTTTAGATGGTCTTCGGTAAGTATTTTAAATGACATATTACGTTTTTGACACCAAGCAAATGCTGTTGCCCATTTACGTTTATTTGTTTCATATGTCAATAATGCTTTTTTGTAGTATGCTGTTTTTATCTTACCTGGTTGTGGTTTTCTTGTTTGTTTTTTAGGTTTGATTTCAATTAAAAACTTTTTAAATGTGTTATTAGATTGTCTGACTTTCATATAGAAATCAGGAAAGTATCTATGTGGCCTATTGTCAACACCTCTATATGGTAAAGATATTTCTTCACTACCCCATTCAATAATCTCTTTGGTCTTGTCACAATAATTCATAAATCGTTTTTCCCATGAGGAACGATAAACTATATTTTTTACATTACCTTTATACTTTTGTGGATTAAGTGGTTTAAATAAACCTTTGTATGCTCGTCTGTCTATGTTAGGTAGTCTTTTTATTTTCATATAGGTAATATAGAAACTTCTGGTTTTTTAGATACATTTATTTTTTTATTTTGTAATAAATTTATAATATCTTTATAGGTCATGCTTTTATAATAATAATTATGTATATGGTAATCTATGTTTTTTGAGTTAATATGAAACTGTCCCTCTCCTGTGTTACCCCTATGTTGTTTATTAGAATATCCAATACTTTTATCTGATTTTATTTTGTCACCTGTAATTTGAAAAAAGTATATCTTATTTTCAAAAAATAATGAGTAATGTAACACATCAAAAAAATCTGTTTTTATTTGTTGAATATTACAGTCCCAGATATTTTTACTTTTTAAATCATCTGCAATTAGTGTTAAAGTATTGTCTTTACTTAAAACCTCTAAAATGTTTTCTTCATTTAGGTTTTCATTTTTATAAAAAACTCTACTTCCTTTTATTTCAATTTTTTTATCTTTATGTGTTCTATCGTAAGAGTTGTCTTTTGACTTTTGTAAACTATTTAATTTACCTGTTACAATTTCTACAAATTCACCAAATTTCCTAGTTGGTAAATTACATAAACTTTTTTTTAATTTATCTTCGGTAATCATAATGTGGGCGGCCCGAAGGCCGCCTATATCTTACTTTATTGATTTGCCATTTATATCAACCAAATATCTCATATCTTCATATTTTTTATCTTGCGGCATAAATCCTAATATTACTAATGGATTTATTTTTAATCCTGCCTTTTTATAAGATTCAAAATATGTTTCTAATTTGTTAATATGATTTAATCTTTTTGATTTTAATGTTGATTTTTTACCTGGCAATTTAGTTGATAAAACAACATAAGATTTTTTACCTGTTTTAGCATATTGCATAATTGCATTATGAAATGGATCAAGTAAGTTTTGTGAAGTGTAACCAACCATATTTCTATCGGTATCTAATTCACCTCCTATTTTAAATGTAACAGCAGCTTCTTCAGCTAACCATTGACTTACTTTCACATCATTCCAAGTTCTAAATCTTCTTGGAGTATTTGTAACTTTTGAAATATTTGATTTAACTCTACCTCTTACCGTTTTATTTAAAGTAGGCCAAACTTTGTTTATTTCTCTTTCAACGTCATCATCATTATCTATTTTAACACCTTGTGCTATTAACTTTTTAATATGATGAACAATACCATCCTCTCCAGTAGGAAATTTAACTGTTAACAAATCTTTAGTATTTTCTAATGAAGATAATCTCATCAATTCAACAGGTGTTCCTGTAACAATCCAACACCAATATTCTTTGACTTTTAATTTCCTTAATGCTTGAATTGTACCAAATCCTGCTCTTAAATCGTAATCAAATTTAACTTCAGATTCTTCATTAGGACTAACTATAAGTAAGTCTTCCCAAGTTTTAATACCCATAGAATAAGAATCTACAAGTTGTTCTATTTCATCATTGGTATGTTCATCTTCTCTACCAACATTATTATCATTATCTAATTGTTTAATTTTAGATAAATCAATCAATGTAGGTAATTTAGGCCATTTTAATCCTAAATGAGCATATTCTGTTGGAAATCTAAAAAGATTTGGATTTGTTTGTGAAATTTCATTTAATGAAATTAAGTTAGTTTTTGTGTTATTTACTTCTATCATTTTTTCTCCTTAAAATAAGAAAATCATAAGTCATAATGAGTTATGAAAATCTTTAGTTATGTTATTATATATATCTCCTCATAAGTGTGGGTGCCTAATTAAAGGCACCCTTTTTTGAGAAAGTGAGAGAGATAGATTAGGAATCGTCCTCAGCAAGTTTACTAAAATACGATAGGTCATCGCTATCGTTGGACTCATCCTCTTTCTCTACCGAGTTGTTAGAAGTATTGGGTACGTCATTACTGACAGGTGGGAGGTCAATATCTTCGACAGACTCGGTACTTCTTTGTCCAGTAAGTGTCTTATTCAGTTTCTCTTTGAGTTCATCATAAGACTTAAAATTACTTGGATCAATGAAGGGCTTTAGAGCATATTGAGATTTCCATATTTTGTCAATCTCCTCATCAGTAGGTTTTAATCTACTAACTGGCTCAAATTCAGATTTATCATAATTCCAATAACCATCAACTTTTCTGATTTTTAATTTAAAGTTTGCACCTTCCCAAAAATCAAATGGGTTAACAGCCTTCTCATCTTCAAACGCTGGGTTCATCGCTTCTGTAATCTTATCAAATATCTTTTTACCAAATTTGAATAAGAATACTTTACCTTCGTTTTCAGGATGTTTTGGATCTGATACTACAAAGATATTAGAATAGTATTGTAACTTTCTTTTTCTCTTTCTAGCAATTTCTTTATCGGCTTCTATGCCTGTATTCCACAACCTTGTGTTTTCTTCACTAACAGGATCTTTTTTGTTTAAAGTTGTTAATGAGTTTTCAATATACCATTGACCACCAGGTCCTTGAAAGGCATGATGCCATACTCTTTGCCATGGCATATCTTCACCTTCTACGGCAGGTAAAAAACGAATTACAGCATAACCATTACCTGATTTATCA